GTCGGGCAGAACGATCGTGAGCCCCTCCTCGAAGAAGGGCATCTTGTCCGCTAGGTCGCGGTTTGCCTCGAGGACGACCTCCACGGTGCCGCGGGTGCGCCCGTAGTAGTTGAAGCAGATCAGGTCGAGCTCGTCGCCCTGGCTTGTGACGTAAGAGAAAGCCATCACGCAAATAGTCCGAAGGAGAAGGAGCCCCAGTCGATCCCGGAGTAGCCGCTGCCGCCCCCGGTCTCGTCGTCGCCGTAGCGGACGAGCTCGAGGTCGAAGGTCATCTTTCGCGGAGCGCCGTTCTCGAAGAAGACGGTCCCCGTCTCCTTCACGCCCTTGATGCAGTAGTTGCCGATCACGTTGCCGCGGCCGTCGATGTACTGAAGCGGCTCGCCTTTATCGGCCGCCTCGCGCATCGAGTCGAGCTGCCCTAAGCCGCCCTTGTAGGTCGGGTAGATCGTGCCCTTCAGGGAGATCTTGTCAGTCCCCCGCCCCATGTACTGCTGCGCCGGCTCGCGGCCGAGACGGTCATGCTGGTGCCAGCGGTAGTCGACGTCGCGCCCAAAGTCTTGAAAGGCCGCGGTGTCGAGGCTGAACTGATAGTCGCCGAGGGTTGCGAGAGCTTGTGCCATCAGTCGTTCAGGTAGGCCCTTTGCCCAGCTTGGGCGTCGGCGAGGAGATCGGCAAAGATCTCCTTCACCTTCTCGGCGATCGCGTCGCCGTTACCCGTCGGGGCGTTGATGGTGAAGTTGGCGGTGATCGTTGAGCTTGCGGAGCCAGCGGTTGCCGTGGCGACCGGGGCAGCCGCTGGCGCTCCCATCGGCGTCGGTGCGAGGAAGGAGGCGGCCCCGGCGAGCGCCTGCTGGGCGAAGCCAGGGAGAGCGCCGAGGACGCTTTGCAGGCCACCGGATACAGCCTGCGCGAGACCCCCGTCGCCGACGCTTTGAACGCCGGCGGCGATCGTCGTAAGGATCGAGGCGCCGCTCTGGGTGAGAGTCGACAGCGGGCCGGTCCTCGCGTCCGAGAAGGGGAGGAGCTCGCGGACGCGAGAGAGAGCTCCGCTAACGGTCGAGAGCAGCTCGCCAATCTTCGACTGGATGCCGTCGATGATCGTTTGAACGAGAGCGGCTCCCATCCCGGCCACGCGACCAGGGATCGACATGAGGAAGGAGACGAAACCGTTAAAGAGCCCTTGGGCCGTCGCGACGGCGCCAGAGATCGGCCCCGAGATAGCCGGGCCGAACTGCTGGAAGATCCCGACGGCGAGCGCCGGGAGGGGGAAGAGGATCGAGAGGATCGCCTGCGGGACGCCTCCGAAGATCTGGGTGATCGTTGCGACGAGCCCTTGAATAGCTCCCGAGATCGCGGAACCGATCCCCTGAAATGCTCCGACGATCGCCGTGAACGCTCCGGAGATCGCCGAACCGATGCCCTGAAGGACAAGCCCGGCCAGTGTGACGATCCCGGTGAAGACGTTTCGGATCAGTCCGAGAAGGCCCATGAACGCCGCCCCGATGAGCTTCGGGATAGAGAGCAAGGCGTTGCCGATCCCAGAAAGGATCGCGCCCATCGCTCCGAGAAGACCCCCGAAAGCCTGCTTGATCCCGCCGACGACGTTGTCGAAGCCGGCCCTGATGAGGTTCGCGTCCCCGGAGAGGATTCCCCAGAGAACCTGGAAAGATCCTTTCAGCCAGTTAAAGAGGCCGAGGAAGATGTTCTTTATGCCGTTCACGACGCCGTTCACCGCGTCGCGGAACCATCCGATCTTGTTGTAGGCGAGGACGAGCGCCGCTCCGATGCCGACGATCGCGGCAATCGTGAGCCCGATCGGGCCAGTGATAACAGCGAAGATGCTCCCGAGAACTGCGGCCGCGCCGCCGGCGCTCGCGATCGCTGTCGAGAGAACCCCGAACACCGAGATGCCCGCGGAGATAAAAGGAAGCGCCGCAACCACGCCGACGAACGCAACGCCGAGCGCCGCGATGATCCCGGTTAGGGGGCCAGCCGCCGCCGCGGCCTTCCCGAGGAATCCGATCAGCGGGGTGATGGCTCGCAGCAAGCCATTGATCCCGGGGAGGAGAGCGGAACCGACCTCGATCCCGAGCGCCTTCATGTTGTTCGAGAAGATCTGCATCTGGTTCTCGACCGTCTGCGACCGGGCCTCGAACTCCCGCTGCATCGACCCAGATACGTCGCCGGTTCCCGTCGCGAGCGCCCGATCGAGGAGCTCGCGGTTGTTCATGATTGCCCCGAGCGCCCGGGCCTCCGACCCGAAGATCTGCTGGGCGAGGGACGCCCGTTGCGCCGGGTCGATCGCCTGGAGGCGGTCGAACACGTTCTTGATCGTGCCGACCGCGTCGCGCTGCATGTCTTGCGCGACCTGCGTCGTCGAGAGGCCAAGCTCCGCGAACGCCTCGGCGGTCTTCCTCGGAGCCGCGCTTCCCTGCTGTAGCGCCCGGAAGAGATTGCGAGTCGAGGTCGCGGCAACCTCCGCCTCGAAGCCGGCCGCGATCATCGCGGAGCCCATCGAGGCGAGCTGTTGCGGCGTAACTCTCGCCTGCTGGGTTAGCGCACCCGTCCGGAGCATGAAGTTCGTGATCTCCGGAGCCGAACTCGCCATCGAGTTCGACAGCGCGTTCATGCTGTCGGCGAGGCCCTCGACCTGATCCTGATTCAGGTTCATCGAGGTGCGGAGCTTCGCCATCGCGTTCCCCGCCTCGTCGGCGGAGATGTCGAAGGCGACGCCCATCCGGGCCGCGGACCTAGCGAACCGCTCGAGCTCGTTCGCGGGGATGCCGGCCTGACCAGCGGCGGCAACGATCTGCGCGAAGCCCTCGGCCGCGATCGGTATCTCGCGAGAAAGGTTCAGGATGTTGCCGCGGAGCGCCTGCATCCCGGCGGCATCGGTATCGACGACCTTCGCGACGTCGGCCATCGCCGACTCGAACTGCATCGCGTCGGTGACGGCGCCCCTAAGAGCGAAGCCGACGCCTGCCGCCGCAACCGCTGCGGCCTGGTAGGCGTCGGATCTGATGACGTTCTTAAAGCCTTGCGCCCCTGCTGAAGCGGCGTCGGTCATCGTCCGCGAGACGTTCCTCGAGAGGCTCGAGATTTGCGTCTGCGTTTGCCGAATGGACGAGGTCAGGGAACCCAGGACCTCGCCACCGATCTTGACGATGATGTGCTGGCCTGAGCCCGCCATCCTTACCTCTTCCGCATTTGGGCTTTGGTCTCCTTAGCGATCTCGTCCTCGAGCTTTCGCGCTGCCTTAAGCCAGGCGAAGATCTCGTCGACGGGTTCGCTAAGGATCTCGGAAAGGCCCCAGCCGGTGAGCTTCGACAGGATCAGGACTGCCCTGCGGAAGTCGTCGACTGGGGGTTGGTGAAAGACCCGACGATCTCCCCGAGCCTGTTGAGGTCGGAGGCGTCGAGTTCATCGAGGACGTCCGGCCCAACTTCGCAAAGGTCGCAGAGCATCTGCTTGGTGCGCTGGCCCTCGCTGATGCCTTTGGCTTCGGCGTCTTGGAACCGGAAGATGTCCCGACCCTTAGGCCGGCGCACGGTGAGAAAGCTCACCTCTGCGCCAGCCACGGTGATCGGGTAGTCCAAGTTGACGGTGATGGTGGTCGACTTGGCTGCCATGGATTAGATCCCCAGAGCGGTTCGCATGGAGGCTAGTTGGTCGGTGCCATTTACGACACGGACCATGTTCTCCACGTCGACCTCGATCACGTCGCCACCGTCCACGGAGAGGCGGTAGTAGTGAACGGCCATCATGAAGTTGCACTCGGTGATCTCGCCGGCCTCGAAAGCGCCGAAGTCGATCTCTTTGATCGAGCCGCGGATGTTGCAAACGATGGGCACGGCGTCCTCGCCGGGGCGCTGCATGGCGCCGCGAGCGGTGAGCTGCACGGCGTTCTGATCCTGCAGACCCCACTGACCGATCACCTCGGCGGCGTACTCGGAGAGGACGAACTCAGCCTCCATGGCCTCTTGGCCCATGTCGATCTGATAGGGGGCGTCCATGCCCCCGCCTCGATACTCTTCCGCCTTGATGGTCATGGTGGGGAGCGTGAGCTCCTTCACCCGGCCGGCGTAGCCGACGCCATCAACGGTGAGTGTGAAGTTCTTAAGAGTTCTTGGAATCATGGCTCACCTCAATCGAACAGGGCGGAAGTGATGTAGCCGTTCGTCAGGATCGACCGGAAGGTCACCCGCTCTGCGGGATAGCAGGGGGTGAAGTCGAAGTCGAAAGTGACGTGGCCGTCGGCGATGTCCGCAGGAGTGTTGAGCTCGGGGTTCACCCAGCACTGGCCGCCGAGGATTGCTCCGCGAGCGACGAGGGTCCGGATGTAGGCGTTCACGCCTTCGCGAACATCCTGCAGGTAGGTGCGGTTGATGCAGCGGTCGACGGCCCAGAGGTGGGCTTGCTGCACCGACTCGTTGATCATGTCGGCGGTACGACGCACCGAGAGGAACGCCCACTTGGCGTCCATCGAGGTGGTCCGGTTGCCCCAGAGACGGAAGCCGTTCTGGCGGATGATCGTCGTCACCTCGTTCTCGTTCAGCAGGTTGGCTGCGGAGGAGGTGTTGCCGAGCTGGAAGGGCACGGTCCGGGCGACGCCCACGATGCCGTTCATCACTTGGTTAGAGGGCGACCACCAGAAGCCCTTCTCGTCGTCGATCTTGGCGATCAGGCCGGCCACGCGAGCGGAGGCTGGCTGGTTGACGTAGGAGCTAGTGGCGGAGTCGTAGACGCGGACCTGAGGATCCACGACGTAGATCCGGTCGGAGCTGTGGAGCTGCGCGTACTGGATCGCGGCCTCGTCGGTCGTATTAGG